GAGGACCCGAGCTTCTTCTGAAGTTCAAGGTATGCCTTCTCGAGTTCCTGAGCGTCCTTGAACTTTCCCGCAAGCGGTGCGGGCGGCTCCGGGGCAGCCGGCGGCTGGGAAGCCGATGCAGCTGCGTCACCGAAGTCGCCCGCCGGCTCATTGGCCTGCGCCGCCTGCTGGGCTGCGGCCTCAGCGCGGGCGATGTACGCCGCGTCGTTGGGGCCCGTGGAAGGGTCGGTCGTGAACACCGGGGTCGATTCAGCCATTCATTGCTCCTTGTCCCTGGGGCATCTGCTGCCCGATCAACTTCGCTCCACCCTGGATCACCGAGGGCCCGAGCTTCTCCGTCATGGCCTGCTGCTGCGCCTGCTGCGCCTCGGCCTGCATCTGCTCTTGGCTCTTGACGAGACCGTTGAGGTCCAATCCAAGACTCGAGGCGCGGCGGACGAGGTAGCCCTGCACGTCGAGGTACTGAGCGACCACCTGCGGCCCAAGCGCGTCTCGGATCCCGGCAAGGAAGATGTCGAGCTTCTGGAGGTCCTGCCCACGCCCGAGTGCATCCAACCCCGTGACGATGATGGGCCGGACCACACCCTTGGGAAGCCGACGGACCCGCTTCTTGCGGAGCATCTGGTTCATCACCAGAGTCACCAACGGCTGACTCAACTCTTCGCTCAGAGTGGCGAACACACCGCCGAGGCTCGACTCGAGCTCGGCGATCATGGCGCGAATCTCGGTAGCGGTTACCCGCTCTCCTCCGCGCTGGACCGACGTGTTCAAGAGGAACGCCTGACCGAGCCGCTCCTTGATCCCATTCATGGTCTCAAGAGCCACTCGGAAATCGTTGTACTTCTCCACCTGAAGAACGCCAACGTCCTCCGGGTTGCCTTCGCGGATGGCGCCATTCGGAGCATCCTGCAAGGTCCGTGCTGCGGTGAGTCCGTTGGGGTTCACCAGGAACAGGATTCGGGATGCTGCGAGACTTGCCTCGACAATGCTCCGAGTGAGCGCCTCGAGGGAGATAAGGTCACCGAGGTACTCCTCGACGAGACCGCGGCCGTAATCCTCGTTTGCCACCCGGTTCCAGCGGAGAACGATGTACGGTAGATCATCCGTGGAGTAGGTTCGGCGGCTTCCAGGAACCTCCATTCCAAGCACTTCCTGCCACGTCTCAAACCCCTTCTCGCGGCGACAGACGGCGGTGTAGACGTCAACCTCCCGCTGAGAGTCACCGTACTGCTCCACCGCAAGCGCACGGATATCCGGGGGCAGCGCCTTGACCGACGCCGTCTCCTTGGTGACAAGGTGGATCACGTTGTCCGAGGCATCCCGCTCCACCGAATAGTTCTCCAGCCCCCGGAACCGCCACTTGCCATCGGTGTTGAGCTCAAGGAGACCGTTGCCCGCGATCAGGAGATGGCGCATGGCCTCATACATGACGGGCCGCGTCTGCATCCCCTCAATCTCATCCATGATTTCCCGCTCCATTTCGGAGAAGGCATAGTCCAACTCGGAGAGCATCTCCTGCGAATCCGCCTGCCGGATTGCCTCCCGACTCATGGTGAACCGGAAGAACGGAGTATTCGGGGGGAGCAGACTCAGGAGCAGCTTGGCCGCAAGGTTGTTCACACCCCGCGAACCAAGGCTGTTGTAGGGGGTGGGAAGCGCCGTGACCGAACCCGACCCTGCCGGCGGGTACGCGAAGGGGAGCGTCAGGGCGGCACACTCCCGCGCCCGGTTGACATACGACATCTTCCCGGCTTCGAGATGAAGCCAGAGGCTCTTGGCTGATTCCATTGATTTCTTTAGGTGCCCGGGATCTGGGCCCCGGTACCACCGGCTTCGCCCATCGGGATCGTCAGGAGGTCAAGCCCGAAGCCGCCCTTCCGCCGCTTCGACCGGGTCGCCGCCGTGGGCGTCATGGACTCAGTCATCTTCACCGGAGCCGGCGGCGGAGGCGGCGGGGGAACCGGCTTAGGAATGCTCGGGCTGCACACGGGTCTTCTCCTGTTGTTCCTTGGATGTCTTCTCGAGGAATTGAATGACAGACCAAGCCCCAACGCGGAACCAAACCTGACGATCTGAGTCGTCAAGTTTGGGCACCGGAACAGGGAACCTCTTCTTCAATGCGTCCACCATTGCGGGGTGGATCAGCGGTAGGTCATCCATGGTTGTCCATAGGTGCCCCGGAGGTCTCCCCAATATCGTCCAACGAACCGGGAAGACGCCCCTCCTTGATCCGGTCAAGTGTCCAAAGGAACGCTGCGAGATTCCATCGACAAGCCAACAGGTGCGGCTCATCTCGGTGCCCAGCCATGTACTTCGCAAGGTGGCGGCAGGCCGAGTCGAGGTAGCGGGAGAGCGGCTGGCCCTTCTCCCAGTTACGGTCGCCGTACTTCTTCGCGCCCAACTCGATGTACTTGGCGTCGGCCCAGACGACCTCCCACGGCAGGAGGTCGAACCTCCCCTTGCCGTCCCGGGTGTCTCGACGACTCCCCGTGTCCCAGGTCTGGCGGGCACCCGAGTCCTTTAGGGTCATGCCGTCCTGGCGGTGCTTGTGCTCGTCGCCGGGGTCGCTCACTTGCCGTCCTCCTTGAAGCAGTCCCAGCCACGCGATTCCGCAAGCTCCGCCGGGCGCAAGCCGCCCGAAACGAACACGCGATGAGCGATTTCCCGCCTCGCCTCGTCGCGCTCGGCGCGTAGACGTTCGATCTCGTCAGCGGCCTCGCGGTTCATCAATTCCACGCTGCGGTCGTTGTGAAAGACAGCGCGTAGCCGGGTCACAATGTCCTTCACTTGCCGTCCTCCTCTTGATGAGCATCGGCCTCAAGGTCCGCCTCAAGTCGCCGTGAATCATCAAGGTCTTCACGCAAGGGGCGGCAGTAGCGACACAGCTTCTCAATAGGGTCAGTACGCCACGCGCAAAAGCACCCATCACTCATCGGAGCCCCCCATCCCTGGGCCAACCCGAGACGCAATCTCGGCAATCATCTTGAGCTGGTCGATGTGCAGGTCAACCGACGCAAGGTGCTGGTCGCTCCCGTCTGGGCCCATCTTTGAGATCATTAGGCAGGCGTAGTAATCGCCGAAATTGAAATCAAACTTGCATCGAAGGTCTCCATCCCGCTCGCGGTCATGCCCCTCAACACGAACGGTTGTCTCCCACGAAGGGAGATGAATCTCCACCCAGGAATCGCTCTTCACGCTGCTGCCTTTCTCGGAGTCCACAGACGCACCCGCGATGAACTCTTGATGTAATCGCCCTTCCGCAGGATGTAGGCCATGCGGGCCTGCACCAACGCGACCGACTCATTCAGGCCGGCCTTGGCGTAGGTGTCAACGACCGCATCCCACCCCCCATCAACGATCTTTTCGGCTCGAGCGGGACCGATTCCGGGACAACCCGGGTACCCGTCCACGCGGTCTCCAGTAAGGGTCTGCATCAAATGGGTTCGGTCGGCATCTGCTCGACTTACCTCAACAACACCCGCATCCGGGTTGTTCGGGTTGAACCACTTGCCCGGAATTGTCCGCATGTCCTTGTCAGCTGAGACAATCACGACGTCCTTCTTGGGGTCGGTCGCCATGATCCCCATCACGTCGTCGGCCTCAAGGTTGGGCCACGTCGCACACGGCCAACACTCTTGGACGTACTCCCGGAGCGCCGCGAAACACACAGGCTTGCGGACATCCTTACGATTGGCCTTGTACTCGGGATAGACCATCTTCCTGAAGTTTGCTTTGTCGCTGAAGCAGACCGTGTACGACGATCCATTCAGGCGTTCAACAAACTCCACAATGTCGATGTCAACCCGGCTCTTGGCCTCTGCAAGATCCGCATGGAGGGTCCAGAAGTCGTCCCCCCAATGGATTGGCTTCTCGACCGAAGCCGATGCCGTGTAACAGAGGATGTCCCCGTCAATGACGATGTGGGTCATTCTCCGCCCCCTTCACGGGTATCCGACACGACTTCCTTGACCCGGTCCTTCAGCATTTCGGAAAGCCCAATCACCTCAAGAGCGTTCCCCTTGAACTCCGTAATGAGTGCGTAGGACTTCTGGCTCCGATCTTGGTAGGCGATGAACACAAACGCATCAACCCGGCGACTCAGCTCGTCGAGGAGTTCCGCAGTTGTCGTCAGAGATAGATCCGTCATTCCCCACCCTTTCCGTAGTCAATTCTCTTGAGTGACCTGAGCCGCGCGACCAGGTCGTTCCGTTGTTTCGATCCACTCGGCCACACCCGGACCTGCGTAAGGAGGTCGGCCTGAAGCCGCTTCTCGACGAGGTACGGGGAAACCATCTGAGCGACAGCAATGGCGCGTTCACCACAGACACGCCATTCCCACGCTGTGCGGCTGCGATCCCGGCCCGCTTTCCGTCGAATAGAGCCACCCCATTCTTTGCGGAGAGCCTCGAGGACATATGGGAAGGTGTTGCTCACCGAGATTGCCGGGGTTCTTCCGTGCCAAACCGTGAAGCAACCTTCGCCATCGAGGTATCCGGCGAGGTATGCAACCCAGAGGCTCTTCTCAATGTGTCTCGGCCCATGTAGCCCCGGAACGAAACTCGCCGTCAAGGGGACACCGGAACCCGAGCTCTGTCCCCGCACCGGAGATTGCTGAGACCGCACCGTGTCCAACACGCTCTGCCAGCTCAGGCCGGCACTCAATCTGGAACTCGTCATGGATCCACCCAATGACTGCGTAGTCCTTGTCCCACCCGAGTCCGTCCAAAGCCATGTCCTGGACGAACCTGACGAGTGCCACCTTCATCACCACCGCTCCCGCAGACTGGAGCAGGGTGTTCAGGGCGGAGTGCTGCGAACGCACGGGGAGCCGGCGACCGTCGAGGCCGAGCAGGTATCCCCGCTGAGAAGCCGAGACCACCGCTTCCTTGAGCATCTTGTAGGCGGCCACCTTCTTCTCAAAGGACGCACGGAGACGCTTACCGTCCTTGGCTGACCCACCGACCACCGATCCGAGCTTCAGGTCCCCTGCCCCGTAGATCATCGCGTAGATCAGGGTCTTGCTCTGGTTGCGGCGGTCCTCATGGCCGGGGTCGTGCTTGTCCCTCTTGGTGCCGGAAGGGACCAGACCGAAGGCAATGGCGTTCTCCCAATGGATGTCGCCGCTCACCACGGCCTTGCCGTAGGCACCGTCGTCGTAGGAGTGGAGGTAGTGGGAGAGGCAGCGGAGCTCGAGCCCCGATGCGTCTGCTCCCACCAGCCTCCACCCCTTCCTCGGCAGGAACAGTCCACGGCACTCCTTGCCGTAGGGGCTCCGCCCCGCAGGCACCTGCGCCATGTTCGGGCGGGCATGGGAAGCCCGTCCCGTCACCGTCCCGCCCGGGTTGATCCTTCCGTGGATCTTCCCGCCCTTGGTCAGCTTGATCCATGCCTCCTCGCCCTCGGCCACCTGACCGAGGCGCTTCACCACCAGGAGGTACTCCGTGAGCATCTGCGCCTCCGGGTACTTCAGCTCTGACAGAATCTCCTCGTCGATCCGAGGCTGTCCCGAGGGAGTCACCAGCACCGGCTTCCACCCGTAGAGCTCGTTCAGGCCGCGGGCGATGTCGAGGCGGCTCCCGGGGTTGAACGGGATCGTCTTGGTCTTGGTCTTCAGGACCTCCTTCTTCGGAGGGAAGACCTTCACAAGGTTCTCCTTCAGCTCCAGCCGCTTCGTCAGGAGTTGCGCGGTGAGCCGCTCGGCACCCGAGATGTCGAAAGTCCACCCGGCAACCTCGATGTCACGGCAGATGGACGAGACCCGGTGCTCGAGTTCCCATGCACGGTCGGAGATTCCCTGCTGAACCAGGTGGTGCCAGAGCTTGCGGGTGACCTCGGTGTCCTGTTCGCAGTATTCCTGCATCTCCTCGGACCACCTGGACCAGTCCGCGGTCTCCCCGAATACGTCCTTGTGCAGCCCGAGGCGGTAGCCCCATGCCTTCAGCGAGTGGCTCCCGATGAGATCCTTAGGGAACTCGGTGCGCTTGTAGTCGTCGTTGCGGATGTCCGGGTAGCAGAGGCGGGACAGGACGAGAGTGTCGATGACCTGACACGAAGGCTCAAACCCGAGGATCTTGCGAAGAACCGGGAGGTCGAAGTTGATGACGTTGTGCCCGACGATGGCCGGGGCAGCCTTGAGGATCCGCAGGGACTCCCCATGCCCGATGGCCTCGTAGGTCGATGCGAGGATGTTCGAGGTCACCGCATCGCGGACCACGATGGAGTGGATGCGGGTGTATCCGTCGAGGGCGTCGGTCTCGATGTCGAAGATGACGGGGTTCACTTGTTCCCCGCTTCCCACTTTGCAATCCGCTCCCCGATCCAGGCCATGCAGTTGCAGGCCATGCTGTTCCCGAGCGCCTTGTAGCGCGGCCCATCCGGGCAGTCTTCGGCTTGCTTCTTGCGCCACGGGATGAGCGTGTAGTCATCCGGGAAGCCCTGGAGGCGTTCGCATTCGCGGGGGGTGAGGCGACGCACGGTCATGGCTTGAGCCACCGCCGGCGGCGAGGGAATGCCAAGTCCGCTACCAACCTTGACGGCAGGAGACACTTCGGGATGTTGATTCACGCCGTGCGTTCCGCCTGTGCTGTAGAAGGCGTGAGCCACCGCGACCGTGGTCGCTCGCGTGTCACCCTGATCGAACAGCGAGAGCGTGGGGTTGACCTGCCCATCCACCCAGGTCTCGTCATCGGTCACGGACTGGGCGCGCTTGGACTTCGTGAACGGGACGGGCTGAACCACTACCGGATGATTCATTTCATGGAAGCCCGAGCTTCCGGTTGAAGCCCGCATGGCAGCGACGGCATCGTCCTGCTGTAGACCATCACGGTTGTTCTGCCAGCGGTAGCCGATGGGCTGCAACACCGCACCGAGGTTGTCCTTGTCCGGCATCCGCTGACCGCCACCTGCGTTCTGCTTCGTCAATGTGCCAGCGCAGTCGGTGCCGTCCCACCAGCAACCGCCTCGAGCGCCGCCTTCAGCATCGGGGGAAGAACTTTTGCCCTTCTTTGACTGCGCCTCAAGATGCCTTCGCAGGCCTTCTTCGAGAGCGAGAACCTCGGCGGCAGCGGTCCCGTCTCCAAGACATCCGACAACGAAGACACGTCGCCTGCGCTGCGGGACGGCTCGGGGCCATCGCCCCACTCGCACGAACTGAGCGTCCAGCACTCGGTACGCGAACCCATACCCGAGTTCGCCCAGCGCCCCGAGGAAGGTGCCAAAGTCCCGTCCTCCGTTCGATGACAGGACACCGGGGACATTTTCCCAGACAATCCATCGAGGCTGGAGCCGAGCAGCAATCGCAAGGTAGGTGAGCATGAGGCTCCCTCGCGGATCTGCGAGTCCTTGCCGCAACCCCGCGACGCTGAACGCCTGGCACGGCGTCCCGCCGATGAGGAGGTCGATGTCTCCTGGTCGAATAGGCCACGATCCATGTTGCGTCATGTCTCCGTAGTTGGGGACTTCGGGGAAGCGGTGCTTGAGCACCTCCGAGGGGAACGGCTCGATCTCGCTGAAGGCAACCGGGGTCCACCCGAGGTGGTGCCACGCGACCGAAGCCGCCTCAATCCCGCTGCAAACAGAGAGGTATCTCATGGCAATCCGTTGCTCCGTAGATACGACCGTCTCGATTCAGAGACAATGTATTGACGATCCTTGGCGATCCAATGGTCAGAAAGGAATATGAGCATCTATTTCTTTCGGATCCTCCGCCGGATCGAACATCGGGCACTCGGCCATGCGGCCCGTCTCCTTGTCGTACTCCAGCGCAAGGCAGGAACCCGTCTCTCCCGTGTAGCGGCACTTCAGGACGCGAACCCTCGTCTGGTTCTTGTTCTCGCCCTGCTGGTTCCGCTCGAGCGCGATCACCGCATCGGAGAGCTGCGCGATTCCTTGGCTTGACCGGAGGTGACTCAGGCTGACCTCGCCTCCCTCCTCATGGCTCCTGCCGTCCACGCGCTTGAGGTGGCAGACCATGAACAGGGTGATCTGGGTCTCCTCAACCAGGGTGCGGAGCTTCGTCACCAAGGCATCGAGCATCCGGCGCTCGTCCCCCTGCCCATCGTTGAGACCGCTCACGGCGATGGAGATGTGGTCGAGGAACACGGCCTTGCAGCTGAGGCCCTTGCCCATGTAGCGGATGCGGTCGAGGAGGTTCTGCCCCTCGGTGGACCCAAAGTGGTCGTAGAGGTAGACCTTGTTCTCCCCGAAGACCCGGTCGAAGGAGTCCTTGAGCTCTTGCTTGTTGGCCCCGAGGTGGAGCCGGCGGTTGGCCTCGAGGCTCATCAGGCCGATGGCGGTGCGGGCCACGGATTCCTCGAGGGCGATGTAGCCGACCGGGGTTCCGCTCTTGATGAGGTGGTAGGCCAGCTCGCGGCAGAACTGGCTCTTGCCTACCCCGGTGCCTGCGGTGACCGTGACGAGCTCACCCGGGCGGATCCCGTGGAGCATCTGGGTCAGGGGTGCCCAGGGGTAGGCGATGCCCGGGGATGCGTCGAAGGACTCGATGCGCTCCCAGATGTCCTGTGCCGCCACAATGCCGTCCGGGCGGTAAGCGGGCGCAATCCACGCAGCGTTTACGAGTTCCCTTGCCTTGCCTTCGCGGAGGCAGTCGTTCGCATCCTTAGCGGGGAGTCTCGCAATGAATGCCTTGCCGGGGCTGAGGATCTTGGCGCACTCCTTGGCAGCCTTCTGCCC